TTTACGCGAGCTATTGGTAGTTTTGTTAATGCCTCTAGACAATTTGAAGATGTAAAAACAAGATTAGTAGGTCTTACTGGCGGTGTTGAGAATGCAGAAAGAGCATTTAAAGCTTTTAATGAAGTAGCTGCCACAACACCATTTATGTTAGACGATGTGGTAAATGCTGGTGCGCAGTTACAGGCGTTTGGTTTGAATGCAGAGACAACATTAAGGTCTGTCACTGACCTTGCTGCGTTTATGGGTACATCTGCAACAGAAGCAGCGAATGCTTTAGGTCGTGCTTTTGCAGGTGGTGCAGGTGCAGCAGATATTTTACGAGAGCGTGGAATACTTAATATTATTAAGACAACGCAAGGTTTAGACGATTTATCTAAAACGACATTACCTCAATTTAGACAAGCATTACTTAAAACCTTAGTAGATCCTGCATCAGGCATAGAGGGTAGTAGTGAGCGCATGTCGAAAACCATGACTGGTGCTATTAGTAACATGATGGACGCAGTCACTAGATTTCAAGCGACCGTTGGTGATATATTAGCGCCAATTTTATTAAAAGCCGTAACGGCTACAGAAGCATTCTTTAGAGCTATCAATACACAATCCATAATAGATTTTACTAGACATGTTACTGGTTTAGGTATTGCATTAACCCTATACAATGCTAAAGCTATTGCTGCTATGCTATCAACTATAAATTTTAGTAAAGCACTAAAAGCTAGTGCTGTTGGCATACTGGCACTTGCTATTAGTAAGCTTTTAGAATACACTGGTGCTTTCCAAGCTAATACAACTGCTGTAAATACCAATACTCAGGGTATACAAAATGCAACCATGAGCATGAATCAGTATATTAACACTTTAGGTCAAAGTAACATGGTTCTTGAAAAAAATACTGAGCTTCAAAAAATTCAAGAATCATTAATGAATAAATTGTTTCTAATTAATATGCAAAATAATGGTGCAACAGACCAGCAGTTAAAAGTGTCACAATTAGTACTAGATTCAGAAAAATTATTAACACAAGTATTTGGCGATCGCTTGACTTTTCAAAAGGGTGTTAGTTTGCAGAATGGCGAATTAGCAATGAGTGTTCAAAACATAACGGCTGAAGAAGGTAAGTTTTTAAGTGTCGTTCAAGAAGGTTTTAATATCCAAAAAACTAATATTACACAAAGCAAAGACATGGCTATGTCTGCACAACAATTAGGTAGTGCTTTTAGTCAGGTTGGTTTGAATCTACGTGCCTTAAGTCAGGAAGGTTTATCTGCTGAAAAGAAATTTGCAATTTTACTAAAAACATTAGGAGCTGTCTTATCATTAGGCAAGACTACATCTGCTGGCGGCGCAGCAGTAAGCGCTTTTGCTAGTTTGTTTGCTCATACTGGTGGACTAATACAAAATAATGGCATACAGAGATTTGCAACAGGTGGTATGGTCCAAGGACAAGATAATGTTCCAATTATGGCGCAAGCTGGTGAGTTTGTTATGCGTCGTAGCGCTGTAGATAGAATTGGTATACAAAACTTAGCAAGTATGAATAGCGGTGGTGGCGGTGGTGGCTTAACAATTAATATTGCTGGAGATATGGTTGGTGACGAAGATCATGTCAGAACTAAAGTATTGCCTGCTATTAGAGAAGAATTAAGGCGTGAAGCTAACGCATAAACCATGGCTTTATCTCCTCATGCAAATTTTACGAATAGCCTCAAGCGTAATAATGACATTTTTCCCATACTCACAATTGCTGGTAGCTCAACTTTATACCTTAGTACAAGAGATGTTACTGTAGAATCGCAAGCTTATGATGGTAGATTATTAAATGCACCCGGTGTCAATAGCAATTTAGATTTCAAAAACTTTTCTGCCTCTACTAGCTCCATCACTTTACGTATTGCTAATGCTGGGTATAGTGCATCGTTTGGTGACCGCATTAATAAAGCAGTCGTAATTTATTATGCTACGAATGGCACATTAGCTTCATTAGCTACATGCCTTAAAATATTTACTGGTGTTATAAAGTCAGTATCAAAAGTAACACCGCAAGAAATATCAATCTTATGTGAAGATAATTCAGGGTGGCGCGATAATAAGATACTAACGAGTCAAGTTGGCGTAGCTCCTGGACCTGGTAGCCAAATGTTTCGCTCTATCTCATACGGTGCATATGATGTAAACGTATCAAGTCTTAACAGTCCTGGTACATGTAGAAATAAAAAACTTAGACCAATTAAGTTTATTGCGCATGATAAGAATAGTTTATACTACGATGAGGGTTTAAACGATACCGGTGGACAACCACATATGTATGTGGCAGATATAGATCGCTTTGTACCCATTGAAGAGGCACAAACAAGCTCTACAACTAAATATTCAACAAATACACTAATTGTAGATAATGACGCTGACCCAGCAACAAATAAAAATTATTTTAAAATGTCAGTCCGCATGTACCCCGAAGAACAATCTCAAGACGCTGATATTAATGCAGCAAATATGACATTTAACACTATTGCAGATGCAATTAATGAGGATACGAGTGATTTCAAAAGATGCACAGCAGCAGCAGGCTCTAGTAACCTTAGTGGTGTCTTTGGTGTAATGGCCGGCACGTTAATGGGTTCAATTCACACAGTAAAGTTAGTTATTAGAGGTCAATGCTCTCTTGCTAATGCTGCCAACGCTTGGTTAGATGCAGCAGACGGCACAGATATATTAGCAAGTGATGAACGAAACATTACGACTTCAAATGGATGGAATGCGCAGTTATCAACAAGCACTGTTACTGAAATTAAATTAGATGTGACATCAAAGTGGAATGACCACTCAAGTGGTGTCAATTTAGACGGCGTTCAAATGGGTTTTTATATACAGTCTACATCCTCTTCTGCGCAAACAATTGATGTTTATGAAATGTTTTTAGATTTTACGACTTTTATTGAAATACCAAATTCTACAACTACATTTTTATCGCGTGATCAAAACTTACCGAGTATATTGTATGCCGGTACTGATTGCGCGACTTTAGATGGATTAACAGATATTAGCGGAAGTTCGCCAGTCGATGTTCATTCTAATTTGGTCACAAACTTTGGAAACGCCGCTGCTGATTCTACTACAAGAACCGCAATAGATGGTGAATATACGAATATTACACGTTGCACAATTGATAGTGAGAATATGAGAGTCCAAGATGCATTATTAAAGCTTCAACGTGAGGGTGGTTTTATTAGCTATGTTAGACCTAGCGATGGCCAATTGTACTACTTAATCGAAGAAGCAGAAAACCGTGGCTCAACGCCAACAGTAGATAGTGACTTAACTGTTTCTAGCTATCGCAATCCATCCTTTAGTACACTTTCAACAAGTGATATGCTTTGGAAAGTGCTTTTTAAGTATGATAAACATGTCGGATCAGGAGCATACTTAACGGCTGGAGAGGCAAAAGATACTGACGCACAGACAGCTTATGGCTTTGACGATAATGATAATGTGATGACAGTTAATAATGACTGGGTAAATGCCACTAAAAATGCAACTAATTTACTTGCTCTATTTAAATATCCACGCGTTTTAGCCTCTTGCGAATTATTAGACCCTGCTCTATTTAAATTAGAAATTGGTGATATAGTACGTTTTACTGATCCACCAGCAGATTTTCGTTTTCGTGGAGATGACTACACCGACTATTATTTTCGGATTACCAATACCCAGTTAACAGTTAATTCGTTAAAAATTAAAGCAATGGAAGTATATAAAAGCTAATGGCACATAAGTTATACTTTGATAATGTAGGTACAAGCACTGCAACACTTAATGATGGTGTTTTTTCTGAGGGTACAAGTGGCGGTGGAACTCCAAATGGCGTATTTACTTTTAGTGATGCTAGTACTATTACAAATGAAAGTAGGGCTACTGATCGAAATACTACAGATGTTATTACGAATTTTAGCAGAACTACAAATAGTGAAACTGGAGCTGTAACTAGAGATGCATTACAATTTGATTTTGGTGCTAGTAAGGCAATTGATTTTGTTGCTTTGTTTTTTAATGCTGCTGAAACAGATAGTATTGGAGTCCATCATGACGATGCATCAACTGGAGAAGTTACTAATATAGATACTTTTACTGCCGATTTTACAACAAAATGGAACATTAGAAGTTTTACTCAAGCCTCTAATCGCTATTGGCATGTTGCCGCTATATCCGGTGCAGTAGACGGCATTACTGAGATATTTTTTGGTACTGAATTTGTTTTGCCTATTGGTGGCGATAGCATTACAACGCAAGTACCTTTTAACTCATTTGTTAGCAGTACATATAATAATACAGAATTTTCAAATAAAATTGATACAGAACTGCGCGAATGGACCATTAGTATACCAATAGTAACAGAAGCGAATAAAACTAGCTTAGAGCTACTTCAAACTAATTATAAGAATTTATATACATTCGTATACTATGATGAGTCAACGTATCATACTGTTAGGCTTGCTAAACCATTTACGTTTAATCAAATAGCTACAAATACTTATTCTACCACAATAACACTAAAAGAATCACCATAATGGCAGCAACAATATTTTATGATAGTGCAGGCACATACCAATCAACTATTAACGTAGAAGATGGTACGGCTCATATAGCCAATAAAACTTTTACAAATGCTGGCACACTAACAAATGAAGCATTTGCTATAGATCAAGACATTACAAAAGCGATTACAAGTTGGGGTGATTTAGATGCGCTTCGTTTTGATTTTGGAAGTGCAGTCACCGTTGATTATGTTGCTATCTATACGACAACTACAATTACAACAGATATTAGAATGTTTAGAAGTGATAATGCTACCGGAACGGCAAACCATGTCACAAACATTGAAGTAGACTCACTTACGCCAGGTTGGAACATTGTAACTCAGTCTAGTGGCGATTTTCGATATCGCATTGTTTTTGCTGATGGCGGTTCAGCAGATGGTATTACCGAAATCTTTTTTGGTAAAACATTATCATTACCAATTAACCCAACTGCAAATGTTATCACAAAGCATACGTTTGGCTCAGAAGAAGTAAAAGCGCATGGCGCAAACAGATATTATATTGATAAGCATGATAATTATAAAACATTTACGATTAGCTTTGATCATATGACTGCTGCAAATAAAGCAGAGCTTGAGACATTTAGTAATACAGTAACAAATAGATTGCCTTTTATCTATTGCGAAGATGGCACTATTATAAACGCTAACAACCCTACTGGACCACTACATTATGTAAGGTTAGTTCGCCCACTGACATTCAAGACTGTAGCGCCTGATATCTTCTCATGTCAGGTGGTGATGAGAGAACTAACCTCATAGATTTTTGTTATATATTGTTACAAAAAGTGCCTTTCACGACAATCTCGTAAGCGGACTTAAAATCCGTTGGTAGCAATACCGTGCCGGTTCGAGTCCGGCCCCGGGTACACGACGAGAAACCTCACTTTTAGTGGGGTTTTTGCTATAAAGCTAAATTTCATTGTTTGGCATATTATGGCATATTGTGGCATATTTCTTTGTGACATATTGTGACAGAAATTCTTGTCACAAAATTTAGCTTTGTCCAACGATTTGATAGAGCTTGTTAGCAATGCCTTTATTACGTTGGCGTTGCTCTTCCACTGTTTCACCTGCGTAATGATTAACGACTACTTGCGTTGATTTGTCACCAATTGCTTTTGCAGCATCATCTACATTATGATATTCCTTGCGTGCTATTTGTGACTTCATTCTGCGTAAGTCGTGGCAAGTGAACTCTATATCTGTTATTTGATTTATCTCATGCATCTTGCGATTTAATGTCTCATAAGAATAATCTAATGGTCTAGCATAACCGCGATTTTTCCACTTACGCAATATAGCAATAACATCATCATGCACATCTATTGTTTCACGAAT